ATACACTATATATAATACATTTTTCTAAAATGTCAATGGTTTAATTAATTATTTTCAGTATAAGGTTGAAAATTACTTCCATTGGCAACCATGCAGGCAATACCGTTAGGATATAATGAAACTAAAGTCCATGAACCTGTATCCTGATTAACCGTGAAAACAAATTCAGTTTTGATGGTTTGTCCTGAGGCATGAATATTCAATATTTGCCCATTAAACAATATCGGTTCATTATGCTTTTTAGAAATTTCGGCAATCTCTTGCATTGTGGCACAAGATTGCATTGCATAGAATGGTGGGTAATTTGATTCTTGGGCAACAGCGGGTGCCGCAAGTAGTGCTGTAAGTAGTGTTAGATATTTCATATCATCTTCCTATTCTCCAGTACTACCAAACCCTCCGTCTCTTTCGGTTTTTTGTTCTGGACGTTCTGTGGTTTCATTTAATTCAATGTTTGTTGTTGGTTCAATTAAACATTGAGCTAATCGCTCACCGTGCTCAATAGTAATAAGACTATCACTAAAATTCGTGAGCATTATAAACGACTCCTCGACATAATCAGAATCAATTATGCCAACACCATTTGCCATGGCTAAACCTTTTTTAAGTGCAGTACCTGACCTAATATACATCTTCATAACGTGACCTTTTGGTACGTCAAAGATTAAACCTGTGGGGACGAGTACTCTCATCTCTGGTGGTAGTTGAAAGGCATCAGGTTTTTGTCCAACACCTTTCACTACAATATCCAACTTCTTGTTCCATGTATTGTAACCAACAAGTCTTTGTTTATGTTCAATACAGGCTGCTACATCAAAACATGCCGATCCTTCTGTTGCGTATTCAGGTATCGTAGCACGCTTATTCATTTTATAAACATTCATATTATTTCTTTCCAATATTATATTTTGCTTCAAGTATCCAATTATCTTTTTCTTTATGTGAAAGAATTTTGATTTGGTTTAAAGGTGCAATTGGGTCTTGCGCCTTTTCAGTATTCACAATATTAACCAAACCCCATTCTTCCAATAAGTTAACTATTGTATTACGTCTTGCATTATCTTCTTCGATAAACGTGTCCTTTTTACCATCTAGGATAAACAATTCTTTAAAATGTAGAATTGCATAGCGACCTTGTTTATGTAGGATGTGGCAAGATTGGTATAGTTTCTTTTCTTTACGAGATGAAATACCAATACGTGTGAGTGTTTCTTTGATTTTTAGAAAGCTGTCCTGCGTTGGTAGGGTAATTTCAATACCTACTCCTCTAAAAATGTTTTCTTCAATTTGCATAACGATAGCACCTTTATTATTGTTATTATTTAGGCGATGCTCTCATGACCATCCGAATATTTATCATTTTCTTACCCTCCTGTGCTCAATTTGGAATGTACCTCTTTGAGATCAGCGGTTGATAATGCTTTGAGATAGAGTTTAGCAATTGTTCTATTACATTGGTATACTTCTTGAATGGCATCAAGGTCTTTACTTTTATCAGCTTTTGGCCATTTGCTAAACCGTTTACGTTTACGCAATACACCTCGGTAATATTGAAATTGAGCATCTTTGAATAAGTGTGCTCTTTGATTCATTTCGTTTGCGTGAAGAATGGAATCCTCAAAGTTAGTAAACCCACGGTTAACAATATATGGAACATATAGATTTTCCGCCATCTCAGGGTTTTCATGGTTTGCAATCAAATCATCTTTTGAGAATGAAGCTGCGTTCATAAAATCAAAAGGTGTTATTTCTTTGACCATTTAGGTTCTCCTCAAGATCTTTAAGCATATCATCAAAATCATCGGCACAATTTTGACATAGCTTTAGGTGTAGCGGTCCATCCGCGGTATCAATGTCAACACTGTAAATGTCTTTCTTATTAACAGCGCTTTCACAATTAAAACAAGTGTGCATACCTATAAGTTTTTTAATCCATTCACTCATCTGAAACTCGTTTCTATCATAATTTCGGTTAAGAATGCAACCATGTTAACTTCAAGGTCAGCAACAAAGTTGGCCTTATACATATAGTCAGCAAGTGTTACAACAAAACCTGGCATTGATCTCATTTCAATTTTATCATTTGACATATCATAGATACGACGGAACATCTCATTCATATCCTGGTCACTGTTTTTAGCAACCCATTTACGCATATTGGTAAAATCTTTTGCTTTGAGTAATTCAAACAGCGCATCCATTGATTCTTGTTTAAGATTAACAAAAATGCCTTCATCAATTTTACCTGAAGCTGCATATGACTGCAATTCAGTTAGAACACGACGGAAGTCAGGAAAATGTTTTTGGATTACTTTTGCAACTACCGCTTTATCGTGAGCGACGTTTTCTGTTTCAAGAATTGCCTCAACTCGTTTCATAAATTGCATCGCAAGTTTAGGACGGTCACTGGTTTCAATACTGAAATCAATTTCTGATAAACGAGAACGGAGTGGTGCAATGATACGGTTTTTGAAGTTACACGTAAAGATGAAACCACAATTGGATGAGAATTCCTCAATAAAATTACGGAGTGCGGGTTGCACGTTAGCAGCATTTAGGTAATCTGCTTCATCAAAGATAACGTATTTACGGCCACCTTGAAGTGATACCGCTGACGCATATGTTGAAATATCATAGCGGAGGGTATCAATGTTTACGTTCAATGATCCGTTCTTAACAATATAGTCACAACCCATTTCTTCGAGCATTGCTTTTGCAATTGTTGTTTTACCAACACCTGGTCCACCACTCAATAACAGATTAGGAATACTATCATCAGATACGAATTTTTTAAACATATCTTTAGTTTTTTGCGGAAGGATTGTGTCTTCGATAACCTGAGGTCTATATCGTTCAACCCACAATACTTCATTTGCTTTTGCATCTACAGCCATTTAATCACCATTTCATAATATAAAAAATAAGGTGGGGGCATTTCACCCCCGAAGTTTTTACTGAACTTTGTCAGCGAGCGGTGCATCTGCTGGAACATCAGCAGGCGCATCCATAGGCATTTGGCCTTGAGGTGCTTCACCTTGTGGAGCGTTCTGTTGCAAGAACAATTCCAACTTGTTGCGGAGCATACCTACTCCTGCCAATTCACGGCCTTCAATGCCGCCTCGGCGTGATACCACATCAATCATTTGAACAACTGTTGCGATATCTTGTAGCGAGAGTTGTACCTTCTCTTGCTCTTGATTTTCGTTTTCCATTTAGGATCCTTTCTTATAAGTCGACTTTGTGTCAATTGCTACGTAATATGTAGCTTCATTACCTTTGAACTCAGAGATACCTTTACTTGAAAGCGTAACTTTGTAGTCCTGAGGTAGGAGTTTCAAATTATCAGTCTTGATGATAATTTTGAATGTGTCGGGTGTTACACCGATTTCTACACCATAATCATCAGCCTTTTCGGTAGATGAGTCAATGGCTTTAAGATAGCATTTGCCATCTTGTCCAACAAATGCAACTTCAGAGAACTGAAGCACACCTGCTGCTTTCACCACTGATTGGATATCTTCCCACGATACCGCCACTTCAACGTCAGCGTCCGTGATCTGAATGTCTTTCTCAGGTGGTGTATGAATCATAGAGATATCAGCAAACGCATAACGTGTGCGCTGTTTACCTTCTGTGATAATAAAGTATTTATCATGGAATTCTACATCCGGTTGCGAATGAAGTGACAAAATTGATAGAAATCTTGACAAATCATAGATACAAGCCTGTGATGGAATTTGATCTGGGATTGTTGCTGTTGCAAGCAATGTTTTCTCAGGTGTGATTGTTTTCAATACACTGCCTGGTTGCATCAAAATTGATTTATTAATAGTAGAGAAACTCTTCAGAATAGTTAGAGTACGGTCAGAAAATTGCATTATATAAGACTCCTGTCATTGTGTTATCTGTTTATTTTATTACGCTTTTGCTTTTTTGTCAATGGCTTTTTTGCTTTTTGAGATGTTTTATCAGCAGTTAGTGGTGCACCGAGTGAACCGATATGTGCCATTGAACCTTTGAATACATATGCTCCAATATGTTGCAACTGCATCCATGGGCAAGTCCAAATTCTTAAGTTAATGTCACGTGCTTTACGGCAAAAGAAGTAATCTTCCGATAGATACCGTTTTGTCACTGGGTCAATGATACAATCAAAGTATGCATGGATCATTGTTTTACCATCAAAGTTTTCAGTACGAACATGGTCAGGCTTGTATTCCATCTCAGGATATGCTTCTTTCCATTTGGTAAATGTTTCACGTGGGATGAGCATAAATCCTGTACCTGCTTCTGCAACCTCCATTGGTTCACCAACATTAAATGTTGCTTGTCCTTTAACTGGGTTCATAACATAATCAGCAGTATAGTTTTCTAATTCAAAAGGATCTTTATCAGCACGACCTTCTTTGGCAGCACGTGATACCTTTTCCCAAGCAATTGTTTTCTTTGGGTAAGGACCTGTTACAATATTATAATTCTCAGGATCTGAAATGTTAACCGCAAGCATTGCAAGAATATCTTTTGCATTGAAACCAATATCAGAATCAATAAAGACCATGTGGGTACATTCTGACCTTAGGAATTCATCAACACAATAGTTACGTGCTCGCTGTACAAGACTTTCATTAAACAAATAATAAAACTTTACGGTGATACCATTTGCAGCGCACATCATAGCCAAATCTGTTGAGGCTTTTGTATATGAGCCAGCGCATTGGGCTCCATACATCGGTGTTGCTATGAAGAGGGAGTACTGCCGTAATTCCTCAACTGTTACTTCTATTTTATTACTCATATCATCTCCATATCATTTTCAGCTCGATGGATTGCCTGCAAACGCATAACATCCGCAAGAATATCCCATGAGCTATCGTGTTCTTTAAAATTATTTTCCCACACTTCTGTATTATTGATTGGACAAAAACCATTGATCTTTGGGAAATCCAATTTTGCATCAATATAAGTACGTGTATCTCGTATTCTCCAAAACTTTAGGTATTCTTCCATGTGTAAAAGTTTGTTTTGTGATTTAAACAAACGACCTAGAATAATAGGATCAAACGTATTTGATCTTGACCACCAATATGTAATGTTTGGTTGACTAATCAAATAATCCATAAACTCTGAACAGAACATTTCAACAGTTAAGTCGTTGGGTGTTGGTTTGATATGTCTGCGCACCTCAGGACCTAGTGACTCCCACCAATTAACTGTTGATGCATCAACTTCATATCCATACTTTTTAACCTGATTAACAACATCAAGTTTAAATCGTTTTGCCTTTACAACATCGTTGAAGTTATATGGATCATCAAGAAACTTATCCCAATTGAATACCATAACCGAACAGTCGATTACAGCACATTTATTAGCATCCTTTCCGAATGTTTCGAAGTCAATTATAAGATCGTTTCTCACGCAAAGAACTCCTCTAATGTAGGTTGATTACTTGTACCTCGGACATCCATTTCTGTCTTTTCAGTATGATTATTCTGACGCAAATAGTTTGTTTCAGACATAGGTAGTTCACCATTAAGGAATTTTGCAATCTGCAAGTGCATATCACGAGATGTTGGTACAGGAACATTTTGGGCAATGTGGTTCATAGAAGTCATTCCATTAAGCAACTCAAAATCATCAGGGAAACCCATCAAATACAATGCTTCGCGGATTGTTAGTGAACGGTCATAGTGCGGATGTACTGTGTCTGCAAGGTTACGTCCAATAACAGCATTCATACAATCATCAAACACATGGACTGATGCATCCCAAACACCTAAGCCTTGAGCAAACTTTTTGATGGCATGGTCAGTTACGTGTATCCCACGTGTATGTCCTGTCTCGTGCATCCATTTATTTGCTTCTTGAATTTTACCTGATTTGTTTACATATCCAAATGCCGTTGCCGCAATCTCACGGATAACTTGACGTGCTGTCATATTTGATCCTGGTGGTAGCATTGCTTCGACAAAATTATAATAAGGTTCATCCATTAGGTTTTTGTTTACAATCAAATCTTGGTGTAGTGCATCATCCTTGACATCGTTTACATATTCATCAAATCTACGACGCGGGCGTTTATGCCAATCCATAATAGGTGCAGTTTCTGATTTCCAACCAATAGCAAAGGTACGGTCACGTGCTTGTGGAATACCATGATATTTTGTTGATGTTTTATATAATGTCATACTATAACCTGCTTTGCTGCAAATGTCAAATAGTTTATCTGCTACAGGTCGACCTTTATTAGTAAATAGTGCAGGAGCGTTTTCAACAATAATAGCTTTGGCTTCAAACCTATTAATACCTTCTTTAAAAACTTCGTACATCCATTCGTTCTTTTCGCAACCTGCACCTTTGGCATCAGGAGCCTTTGCAGTATTCAATTGTGACAATGCAGCACAAGGTGGTGTACCGCTAACAACATCAAGTGATCTTTTTGCGGCTTCGGGAATCATTGTATAGGCAATATCTCGACCTTTTGTTACAGTCTGATAGTTAACATAGTGACTATCGTTTGCTCCAAAGTCAGGATAGGAATAGATTGTTTCAGGTGGCTTGCCGAATGCTTTTTCCGCTCCTAGCATTTGACCGCCGATTAGTGGAATGATTGGAGCCCAGGTGATTTCTTTGTTCATAATATATCCTTATTTAAAAAAATGCCTCGAGTGTTGCTGGTTTTTGAACTTCATATCCAGTTAAATCGGGTCTCTTGTAGTTACTATCAAATGCGGTGAAGATTTTATCATTAATAAAACTGCCGTCATAATATTCAGGTTTAAGAACAGCTTGACGCAATTCTGTGATTGTTTGCTCATATGCCAATTTGTTATCAATAAGATATTGAAGATTTTTGTGGAATTCTTCAGGTGTTTTTGGACGCAAGATCTCAGGAATAGGAGTGTGACCTTGCATATCATATGACGGATGTAAGAATGGAATAACGCCAGCATGGATCATTTCGATATACTTTGATGTTACCCAACCTTCTTTAATAGGAATGATAAACGTAAACTTAACATCCTGTAGTTTATTCTGCAACTGTTTCAGATGCATTGATCCTTTAAAGCGCTCATCTCCTTCTGTATTGTTACCCCATTTGCCATAGATCTCAACATCATCAAATTTGTCGAGTACCCATTCCTTCAAGAGTTTATAACGTGATGGTTTACCTTCATTAAGAACAACCATAAAGTCAGTGTTACGATTAGTATTTACTTCTTCTGTATATTCGTAATCAACACAGAATGCCGTTTCCATTGCAGCATATTCACAGTCAACAGGAATGTCTTGCCGTGATTGATCCTCAATGCTTTTAATTGGATGAGCAGTATAGGTATAGTCATATTGGCTCAAACCTTTAAACGGTAGGTGCATAAAGTCACGTGCTTGCCGCATTGTATATCGAGGATCATTAATAACTTCAACATAATGTGGCTTACATTCATTTAGCCAAAAAGTCAACGGTGTAACATACCATTTTGTCATATCAAGAACAAATGCTGGTTTGCCATCATCGTTTTCTTCACGAACCTTTTTCATCTTTTCAGGAATACTTACGTTACCGATTTGACCTACCATCATTACAGTAGCATCAAGCGTAATATTATTTTCTTCAAAATATGTTTTAATCCACCAAAAATACCGATCAGTTGGTACTCTTTCAATTTTCATTTCTGCCCAAATATCAATAACATTATTATAAGGAAACAGATCTGCTTTATCCGTTTCAGTTAATGAAGCGAAGTCAGATCTTCCTACAATATAGAATATTTTATCAGGGTTGTTGTTTGCAATAGCACGAAGAACACAAGATGCCTCATTGTCACCACCGACAGGAGAATATTTGTTTGTCCTTAGCTTTACTGATTTACCAATTTTGGCAAAGGCAATATGTTTCATAATTAAGTCCATTCCATAGTTTTAACGAATTGCTCAGGAGTCATTGCTTTATCGTCAATATAGTAAACACCGTATGGTTTACCCCAAACAATTTCATCATAAGGAACGTCGTACTTTTTTAGCCAATCGACTGTAATCTGTCCGACGTCTTCAATAATTTTATTTATGTCACCGCCATGAGTCAACATTCTGCGTGCTGTATGTAGCACAATCCGAAAACCTTTTGACTTTGCCTTTTGCAGACTTGCAATCATAGGTTCATTGGGTAGAGCCATAGCATACTTCTGTTCTGATTCTTTTTGGTTATGTCTAGGGTAACATATAGTATCGTCAATGTCAACCACAATTGTTTCTTGCGTACTCATTAATATAATCTCTCATTCTTTGTTGTCTGTCTTCGCAATCATAGTGAAGTTTAATACAAGTTGCGATTAACAGTGCACCGCCATCAATGATTTCGTTATAATCATCAGGAAAGTACTCTTTAATTAATTCAGAAAAACATTCCCGAACCGCTGTGGGGTATTTATGCCCCGTAACTAGTTCGCTATATCCATGATATAGGTCGTGTGACAATTTGCACATATCGTAAAGGTAATCACCACCGATACCTATATAATCACCATAAGATCCTCGTGGATCCAATAATGTAAAAGCATCATTATATGGGTTATATAGAATGTTGCCAAAGTGCAAATCACCGTGCATAGCATCAACAGGTTTTGCCTTTTTCAAACAGCGTTCCGCAACATTTCGGTAATATGGACTATCAGTTTCTAATCGTTCTTCTGTTTTATCAATCCACATCTTTTTTGCATTGTCAGGAAAATTGGCAGTAAACTCAAGAGTTGGCTTACGATGAAAATGGTTTGACATTGTAACTATAACTCTTTCAATCAAATACCGTATAGTACTTTTTGATATGTCCTCATGAGCAAATAGATCAGATAGCAGAATACCTGACTCATAGGACATGGTCAGGGAATAATCATCTTTTAATACTTTAGGAATGAGCATGCTTTGAATAGGTGATAGTGATGTATACCAATTCTTTTCATTCATAATAGTTCTTGTGGCAAAACTGTTATTTGCAGTCGGAACCTTTGTAATCATATTGAGATCGGCATGATATTCAAACGAATTAAACTCACGTGCCTTTAGTGTCAACAATGTAGCACAAGTTTTATGGTATGAGGCAATATCACCAATATCATACCACAATTCTGTACTTACGCTATCAAAGGTACCATAATCTTCAAGTGCATCGGATATATCATATCCTTTACTCTCACAAAAAGCAACGGATGCAGTTTGCCCACACGCAAAACTATATAGACCTACAAGTGCGGTTGCGTTAGGAATGTTTTCTTTTGGTTTATTGTAATATTTTTTGCCGTCATACATACACCAGGCAAAGTGATCTTCAACTTGTTTTGTTAAAAGGAAATCTGTACCCAATGGCATATTTTCTTCAAGGATAATTGCATCACCCAACCAAACAACAAGAGGGCATTCCCAATTACCCAAATTTTCAATACCAACAGCAATAGCGTCACGGGGTCCATTTAATGATCCTTGTTTTACACATTTAATATTTTTATATTTTGATTTTTCAACCCAGTCACGAATATCATTATGCTTACCATCAACGATAACGATCTGTCCAACTTGATCAGCATTCTTATAAATTGATTCAATAATATATTCAATAGTAGGTTTACCGTGGACACGGATCATAGCCTTGCTACAATTTGACGTTAGCGGTTTAAGGCGTGTTGCTTCTCCTGCCGCTGGTATCACTACATTTATCATAATTTAATCTCCACTCGTCATATTCATCTTCAAGGTTAACCCATTGCGGTTTGCATAGACCTGACCATGTATGTCTCTTATCCCAAACAAACCACGCATAAGCAATCATACCACCTATTTGATGTTTCTTTTCAATCGGCTCAATAGAATCCTTTTTGAATTGAACTCGGTCCGATAGAAATATTATATCACTAGGCGGGTGGTTTGTAAACAACTTTTTTCGTTTTTTTCCTTCTAAAAAGGTTAAACGTAGAAACATTGCTACATAGTCATATTCACCTATCCATTTTTCCGCCATCTTTCGCGGCAAGTCTTTATGATATGGTGGGTTTGTCACTACTCCATCAAAACCTGTTGGCTTTGGCAATTCCATTGCATCACAAGAAGTATTTATGCTACATAAAGAATCGGAATATTCATTGAGATCATAACTTAAAACATTGTGACCATTCCGTGCAAGCTCAACTGAAATGTTGCCACGGCCTGCGCATGGTTCAACTATATCTCTTGGTGGTTTACAATACTTTGTGAGAACGAATGTTGCGAGTGGAGGTGTTGGGTAAAAATCATTCGTTCTTCGGTTAGGATCATCTTTCTTGACCCCAACATAAACATCAGTTAGACTATTCGCCATCTGATCGGTCACCGACAATGGAAACCATTACACCTGCTTCTTTAAACATAGGAGCTGATTGCTCATCCCATTTGTCAACCCAGGTTTGTGGAGTCATTGGAGTGTTTGGTTTAATTACAACTCGACGAACGCCTGATTGGATAATAAGCTTTGCACACTCAGGACAAACTGGTAAACCATAAACGTATATAGTAGCATCCTTAACTGATACACCTGAATAAAGAGCATTCATTAACGCATTTGATTCAGCATGGACAATTAACGGATATTTCAATTCTCGATTGTTAAGGCGTTCTTCAGTATCTTCAACACCTTTAGGAAAACCGTTATAACCAGTTGCTAGGATACGCCGCTCATCATTAACAATTATAGCACCAATTTTACTCGAAGGATCTTTACTCCAACAGGCCATCAATGAAGCCATTGTCATAAATCGCTTATCCCATTTGAGTTGACGTTGATCTTCCTCACGGTATTTTCTCATTACAAATTTATCATATGGTTCTTGCATTACATACCTCGAATAGCAATAGTTGAATTTAAACCACCAAACGCAAAGTTATTACTGATTGCAACATCAACCTTCTTTTCCTTTGCGGTATTTGGTACGACGTCAAGATCACATTCAGGGTCAGGTTCTTCATAGTTAATTGTCGGTGCAATAATTCCATCATTTACTGCCATGATTGCCGCAAGCAATTCAACTGCACCTGTTCCACCAATGCAATGTCCGTGCATAGATTTGGTTGAACTTACACTCAATTTATGAGCATGGTCACCGAATGTTTGTTTGATAGCATCAATTTCAGTTCTATCATTTGGAACTGTGCCTGTACCATGAGCATTTATATAATCAACTTGTTCTGGGTTAATTGATGCATCTTTGAGACATTTTTCCATTGATCTAATCAATCCTGAAACTTCAGGCATCACAAGATCACTTGAGTCTGCAGTACACGCCGCACCTAATACTTCACAGATGATATTTGCACCACGATTTTTAGCATGCCAATATTCTTCAAAGACAAATACGCCTGCACCTTCACCGTGAACAATACCTTGACGGCCAAGAGAAAACGGTCGACAGTAGCCTGGGCTTACAACACGCAAACCTTCCCATGCTTTCATTCCTGATAGATTTAGAATTGCTTCTGAGCCACCTGTCAGCATAACAGGAGCCATACCGTATTTAACCATATGGAATGCTTGTGTCATTGCGTGGTTAGCAGAGGCACATCCTGACGTTACAGTAAATGATGGACCTTTGATATTATGTTCCATTGAAATATGGCAAACAGGAGCATTACCCATAACACGCGGAATAATAAAAGGATTAGCACGGCGTTTTGGATTATCAGATGCAAAGTAATTATGATATGTCCGTTCCCAGGTTTCAGCACCACCACTACCGTTACCCATAATAATACCTGCTTCCTCAGCAAGTTCACCATCAAATTCTAAACCTGATTGTTCTACTGCTTCACGGGCTGCAAGTATATTGAGTTGTGTAAACCTATCAAAGATTGCAATTTGCATTCTTGTCCAATGGTCTTTTTCATCATAGCCTTTAATTTGGCCACCACGAGTGTAACGCATATTTTGGATTTCTATGATGTTTTGGAGTTCGCTAATGCCGTCGGTACCTTCGGCCATTGCTTTCATTGTATCTTGGGCAGTCCATCCTAAAGAATTTATAGTGCCCATGCCTGTAATAACAACACGGTTAGTCTGTCTTGTTGAGCTCATCAATTAATGTTTTCCTTTTTTCACTACCCATTGCTCCATCAAAAAGTGATTTGGCAGAAGTCATAAGACAACTGCCGAGCATTAGGATTTCTTCATTATCATCGCACATCATAATAAGACGTTCTATTTCAGCATTAAAATATGTCATTCTTTTTACAACGTGGTTTGCGGAATGTGGCATTACTCTTCAACGAGTTCCACTGAAATAACTTTCTTTACTTTAATACCATCCCACCGATCCTTGCGGATATCGTAACAACCAGTATGAGAAGGTGTCAACAAAGGTGGATTGTTTATGCGGCCGCGCTTGTTTGGCATATCAGGAATTAGTTCAGGCTTGAGTGTGTAATGCTTACTGCGTGTACCAGTTTTATCATTACGTTCCCAGGTGACAAGGCATTCGCCTTCCTGTAATTTAGCTTTAAATGCTGCTTTACTCCATGTCCCTAGCATCGGATTCTCCTATCATTCGTTTTTCCATATTTTCTTTTACATCCATTACTTTTTCATTTTCAATTATATTAATAATGATATTAGTAATGTCTAAATCTTTTTGTAGGAAAGACATTTTGGTTTTTATTTTTTCAATCTGTTCTCGATAAAATTCAAGCTCTTTTTCTTTTCTGAGCTTTGTCTCGATAACATCTGATATTCGTATTAATTTACTCATGGATATATTTATACAACAAGATCAAAATGACGTTCGTATACGTGCAGGTTCATCACTTGCCATGTCAGCATACCTTTTTCAATAGTAAAGTGTTTATTACCAGGAAGCTCACAACGGTTATTCCATCGAGTAACAAGTTGATCCATTAGGTATTGCGCCCATGCGTAATCATTCTTGTAACCAAATACAACATCATTAGAACGCATTTGCGATACCATATGTAGAATACCGTCACGGATATAGAATGTTTGAGCATTGGTACAAATGAAATCAGACTTACCGTTTTCATCAAACTCAACCCAGATAGATGGACGATTGTAAACCATTTGAGCACGACGGCTGTCAGGATTACGCCATAGTTCATCAAAGGCATTTTCAAATTGATTAAAATACTTTGGTGAGTTTACAAGGTGACCATAGTTTGAATTGATTTCACCGTTTGGATCAGAAGCATATTGCCATGCCGCAGGTGGTTCTTTAGATGGTCCGTAAATATCATTAATATTTGTTGAACCTGATTTGTACCAATCCAATTCTGATTGAATATAACTTTGACTTGGTTTACCAAAGATTGCTGGTTCAGTTGCAAGAAAGTTTGCACCGATTAATTCAATAGTACGTTGGCCTGTTTTATCAATAGTGAATGCTTCATCTTTAAGCTCACCTTTGAAAAACTCACGGATATCATATACGCTATCAATTCTCATGCGAATGTCCTTTTATAGTTTGACTTGTCTATTTCTTTAATTCTATTATACAACGGTTCGTTATCAATGTCAATAATTTTATTAAATGTTTCGAGAGCAAATCCTGCGGTATGCCTATTGTCTCGTTTGTTTTGAATAACTCTAAACCTACGTTGACCGGGTGGCGGTGCTTCCCATAATGTAACAAGCTTTGATCCAGGCCGTGGGTTTTGAACAATAATCCATCGGTCGGCATTTAAACACTTATCAAGTTGATTACTTACAGCACCACCTTTAGTTGTTGTAATCGGAACAGTAAATGCCTCATACGTTTCCATGTTAGGTACTTTAAAATGATAATAAATTGTTTGGAATTTAACTTCGGTATGTCTGCCGTCAATCATCATATCCTTTGACATATCAAACGGATCTTCCGACATTTCAACTTTGCAATTTTGCATCTCAAAGTATTCTTTTACAATACGTTCACCTAATTTACCTAACCGTTCTATGCTCATTTTTTAAACCTATCATCAGTATCAATTGGATCAGACTCAATTGTTGTCATAACAAGAATCATCATTTGAGTTAAGGCATGAGACAAATGTGGCAAACCTGATTCAGGATCTTGATCTTCACCTGACATATATGCTAACAAATGACGCTGAATAGATGAGTAATGACGAGAGACAGGAAACTTTTCAATGTCTTGTCGCCAATTGTTTTCACCGTACTTTTCAGCACCAAAACCAAATACCTTTGCTGCTTCGATAATAGCCTCAGGTGGAACTAAATGGATTTTGGGTTTGTCATTATCATACTTCATTACGAGAGCCTCTGCCTTTTATTTGAGAATTGAGTAGTGGCTGATAATGGTCAATAGATGCATCTTCAATTAATGGAGCAATCTTTAAGTCATAATCAGCGGTGTTAATGTATTTTATCACAACATCCATAGTTTGTAAACCATTTTCTTTTAGATATTGCCTATATTTTCTACCTGTTACTTCATGGTGTGAGTCAGGTTTAGTAAACGAACTGCGGTGATTGCCTATCCGTGCATGGATTGAAGAAGTCTTACCATCCGTTTTGCCAATATAAAGTATTGTACCTGTGGATTTTTCTTCCCACATATAAACACCTTTATGTTCAAATGCCGCTATGCGCCTACCGTGATTACAGCGACGCAATGGAGTTACAATATCAGCTTTATATTCTGTCTTATAACCATGCTCTATGATTTGTAAACAGACTTCACCGTATTCTATGGCTTCCTCCCAATACTCTTCAATATTGGAAAGAATTTTATCTTGCAGCAAAGCCGCAAGGTCATCAAGTTTTGACATAACGTCAGTCCTTTATGATTTGTGGTTACGATCCTGTAAACCAATCTTTTTAGCGCCTTTATTCCAGGCACCTGATTTACCACGCCATGTTTTGAAACGTGTCTTTGAAGGCTCACATTTGGTGATCTCGCCACCATCTTTTACAAAGCTTTCAATCATTTTTTGAATATCAGAATTAGTCATATTATAGCTCCTATGTTACGTTATACACATATACGTCAGCAGTAGTCGATAAGCTCAATGGCAAACCTGTTGTATACCTACGACCATTATGATTACGAGGACCACGACCTTGAAGTTTAACACGCTGTTTGCGATTTCTCATATAACCGTAGCCATCAATTGCATTGTTATAGTTTCTAACAATACCTTTAAGCTGATCAAGAATAGGTTGATCTTCAGGTGAAACTTGACCATTAACCATATTAACAGTGAAACGGTAAGATTGCGAATAGCGGTTTTTAGATGTTATTTTCATTTTGATTCCATTTTAATTTGTTTATACAATCAATATAACTGATTCTAAAGCATTTGTCAATGGTTAATTTGAAATTAAATCAAATTAAGTAGACCTGCTGTACCTAAAAACAAAATTAAACCTGTTAATGACCATGCCAATACTTCTAACTCAGCACCGACTTTTTTGTCATCCACAATATATGCACCAAACAGTCCACCTACAATCATGCCTGCTATAATAAAAACTACTTCCATCGCTTACTCCTTAAGTTGGAATTTTGAACCAAATCCAACCGCGTCTTGTTTATATTCAAAAAAGAATGTATCTTCATATACATCTGTAAATTTTCGGTGCACCCATTGCTGTTTATGTAATTGCACTTTGCACCATTGAGTTGCTGCCCATCTATTATCCGAATGAATGGCAACGACGTAAAAATTACCGCTGCTCATCCATCGTTGTTTATGATCTGCTATTTCTTGTGGCGTCATACCCATTCCTTATATTCAACAATACCTAATAGATCTTCAATTAATTTCTTACCATATTGAGTAAACAAAATTCCTTGTTCCCATACAAAATGCTCAACATCTTGACTATGATAAAAGGTTTCTTGACCAGTAATCCAACTCAATGCTGTTTTACGGTCACCGGCACCAAGGCTGATAACATCTTGAACACGTGCTTCAAACTTTGCAACATCACGTTCTTCCTGAGATTTTGTTTCAGCCATTTGGATATCAAGGGCACGGCAATACTCATCCCACGTTTTTTGTTTTTCCGCAGGTGTACAGTTATTCCAATCATCCCAATATGCACCACGAGGTCTATAACCATAAACTTCTTTGTGTAAATCTGAAATACAATCATCTGAATATGTATAAGTCATTGTTTGTTCCTTTGTTGATGATTCCAATATAACTGATTCTAAACCAAATGTCAATAGGAAACATCATTTTTTTTAGTAGATAAATCTATGATAACACAGCTATGATAGTCTGTCAACATATTTTTTTATAAATAATTGCACGCAACTATAGAGAGGCATTAGCATGAGCACGCCATTTGTATCATTAGGTAATTACTTTGACAAGCAACCTATGATTGACTTGTTTAACGATAACAGAAGCAGTAGGCTTCAAAAATTTGGAGCAGCCACTGGCAACCTCCCTTCTGATTTATCATTAACTTGGGATCAAATGTATTTCAATGCAGATGAAGCTAACCTGTTTAGAAGTCTTCCTCTTACGCCAAGGGGATTTCAGTTTTCTTTATCTCAGCCAAACTTCAACTATTCTATACATAAAGATGACCCAGTGGTAGGATCTAAAGTAGGAACATTATTGTTTGGGACAGGGGATATCGTATTTTATGACGAGTCTGATGTTGAAACGCATCGTCACGACTGGTCGACTGATATTGTAAAGAATGCTCAGTATAAGCATGCAGCAACCGCAGGGTCAGATGGAGAAAGATTAACTCTTTGGGTAAACTTTTCTGAAGATTATGAAACTGTTAAAGCTGCGTTTGGGGTGTAGTTACCAACTATATGTGTTCTTAGGAGTTGGTTCCTCGTAGAGTTTAAAGCAGTGTGTTTCAAAGTAGTATCTACCAAATATATGCTACCGTCTGCAGGAAGTCTGTAAATCTTATCTTCAATAATAAGCATGCAGTTTTCATCTGTTACTAAAGGTATGTGTACTCTCGGAGCAGAATCCCAATGATAAGAGTAACAAGAACTTGGACCTAAATTCATTATCCTTGTTCTATAAAGATTAAAATCAGTAATAATTTTATTAGTATATAAAAGAGTGTCATATAAAGAAACGGTATAATCAGTTTCTTTATGTTTTAAGTCTTTTATTTTACCGATCCCCGATTTATCATTTTTTGAAACTCCCTGCAAAGCAGTTTGTCCTAAGCTAATAAATTCTTTTATTTCTTCTAATATCCAGTCAATATCACAAGAACCTATTATTTGTATTGGTTTCATTATAATAAACCCTCTATATAGTTCCTTACTTCAGAATAGTTTTCTATCAAGTCTTCGTAAGGAATATTTCTTTTTATAGTTGGACTAAATCCGTGTTTTGGTTTCCAATTTTTATCACCAATAATTTCAATCATTTTTTCAACAATAGCATCTTCAGTTTCTAAATCTTCATAGTAGGCTATTGTATAATCAATACCTTTCAGTATTAATTCATGTTCAATGTCATGAGTTTTGTTTACTCTAGGAATAAAAGTTTTTATGTATTCTTCTCTAGATGAACCACTTAAGTTTATTGTAACTTTTTGACTTGTTGCTTTGTTGTAAGCTTTTATGTTAGCTTCATCTTGTCTTATCGTAAATATACTAATTGTACCAGCATATAATGTACTAATAATCTGCTCGACAATATCTTTTCTTTTAGTAATTACCCAATGACGATTTTTATAAAACTCTACTAAATCCGGGCACTCAGCGCATTGCATAGTTCCTTTAAAGTAAAATTCTAATCCTAGATCACGAGCTTCTTTTAAAATCTTGACTTTATAATTATTTCTTTTTTCTAAACTATTATGCACGTAGGGATAAATGTAGTGTATGTGCATATTCCCATCATATATAATAGGATATAACTCGGTTGGGTACTCGACGTTTTCTCTATAATTAAAAACTCTATTACTATAATTAAATTCTAAAAACAATTCAGAATGGTTTATAATTGGTCTTAAACCATGATAATTTATTGCAGCATCTTCTGCTAGCTCGTATAATAATGTGCTTCTTGTTCTAGGGGGTGATAAGAAAAAAGGAGGTTTGTTCATAATTTACTTCTCACTATATCAACACTCTCTTCAAAGTTAGCAAAGAATGTAAGTCTCCATTGGTCGTTATTTTTGACACTGTGTCTTACTTGAACATCAGTCAAAATGTCTTCTGAATAATCATACGAATCTATTACGGTTTCCTCGTCATCGTAAAATAAAATACTAGCCTCGCCTTCGAGTAAACATCCTATTCTAGATAAAATTAAACTATAATCTTTATGTATCACCATTTCATAGTTTGGAGGCATATAAACAAATTGGTATCCTCTACACTTTGGTGTTTTAAAAAGATCTTTTCCTTCTTCCCATGAAAAATACATTTCATAGTAATCTCGTTCAATTATTTCTGCACCTTTTGTTTTATACTTGTGTAGCTTACTATCCTTATAATGTTCAAAGATAGTAAGAAGTACTTCTTTGTTGAAGTATTCACCGATTGTAATGTAAGGTTTCATCTATAAAACTTTCATATTCTTTGTTTATACTACGAAATAAATCTATCATATCTATCTGACACCAATTATCAACTAATTTTTCCCCATCGCATGACCAGAAATCCATCACTGAAATTCTTGGTTGTTTTCCTTCTGGTTTGAATCCAAAGTATTCTCCTTTGTGAGTGCAGGTCATACTTGGATGACCCATAAGACCAGCATAATTACCATCAGTGAAAATAACTTTATTAATACCTTTTGATCCATCACGGTCTGGTATAAAGTCTAAAAATCTAGATTGATGATACTCTTGGAATCCACGAAGGCCTTTTAAATGTCCAATTGCAAAAGGACCAACCCAATGCATTTGTTCTACATCCCAATGCTTGTCCATTTCCATAGAGCTTAATGACTCGCCATCATATTCTCTTAGGCCTTGTATCATACCAAATAATACATCCCAACAATCATCGTTATTTCTTTCAATAGTTGGATAGTGTATTTGTTTTACTCTATGCGGATCCATGCTACTATCACACGCCCAATAATAACTTCTTTGCCATGGGCATAAGTCTTGCTTTCCAAAGAATTCAGTCATATCACAATTGATAAAATGACCGTGGCAATTTTCTTGTTCACCAATTTGAAATGTATATCTTTTTTTATCAGGCTTTAATGACTTCCACTTTTTAGAAAATGTTCCACTTATATAATATACTTTGCCTTTGCAAAACTTATTATTAATTAAAAAATTACTTTTAATATTTAGAACTTCAACTTTTTCAATATCAGAAAAGCAATCCCAAAATTTATCCCATTCTTTTTCATTTTTAAACGGATACGAATAATTTATCATATATCACTCCAAATCTACAGACTCTAATAAGTCTTTAATATTATCATTTAATATTATATTATCTCTTTTTAAAATATTTTTTACTCTGGTTCTTATAAAGTTATTATATCTATAACCCATGCGCCAAGCTTCTAAATAGATCTCCAACCATCTTGCTAATCTATCATCATAAGATCCTACAATGTTATTTGACCAATCTGATTCGCCATCAACTAATTCATTGCCAATCATATAGTGATGAGTGTCCCATAATGGAGTTCCAGGTATCATTTGCATCATACTAAAGCTCATATGAATTTGATCTTTCCATTGAGAACACCATTCTACAAATCTTTTTGTTTCTTCGAAATCTTCTCGTGTTTCAGTTGGATAACCAACGATAATCAAACAACCAAATTCAATACCGCGAATCATCATTTGTTCCACTTCATAATACATATCTTCATTGGAAAATTTCTTAAGCATATGGTCTCTTACCGATTCACTACCACTTTCTATTCCAATATAAAGTCTTGTAACTCCGCTATCTCTTAAATTATCAAAATCTTCAAGTGACATAAAGTTCTTTTTTCTTATGATGTTTTGGCCTTCCCACGTAATTTTATCATCTGTATTTTTATTAAATTCAGCAAGAAGCCGTAACATCTTTTTGTATTCTTTATTTCCATTTACTAATGAATCGGTAAAGACGAAATGTCTAATATCTGCTTCATGATACTGATGCATAATTTCTTTAAATCCATGCTCAGCTGATCTATATCTATATGTAGGCCATAATTTTACTACGTCGCAAAAAGTGCATCTTCTTACGCACCCTCTGCTCGCTGTAATGAAGGCTTGTTTCATATCATATTTTTTCCAATCAGTAAAGTCTGGAAAAACTGGATCTTCAAGAGAAGGTAATCTTGCCGGCATATCCATATTAAGACCAACGATATTATCTTTACCTAAACATAAATCTCTTAGTGCAAATTCTCCTTCTCCATTAATATAATAATCTGTTAGTTTATTTTCTAAACAATATCTACCGAACACATTATTCGTATCTACACTGACTGATCTATGCACTGCAGCTTGCTCTTGCATAGGAATACTTACACCTGGTCCACCAATCACTGTCGGTATATTGCTATGTTCTTTTATGTATTCCAATATAAACAAACACCATCTATGACTATGATAAGATAATACACTTAATGCTATAAGATCTGGCTTTTGATTAATTATATCTTGAACATAAACTTCAACATATGTTATAACTTTTTCGTAATCATCTTCTACGTTCAATGCAAAATTTTCTACTAGATTACTTCCAAAATTATTTCTTTCTAAGTCAATAACTAAATCGTGTATAGATGTTTTTAAACCAATATCTCTTAGGACTCCAGATAGCATTGCAGAGGCTGCACACGCCCTATCTACTTGTCGGCGCGGAACACTTATGAAAGAAACGGAATTATACATTATAAGTATTTACTTTAAAATCTAATTGTTTTTTTCTTCTTATTCTATTTATAGGAGAATATCCAAACTGTTGATGCTCTAAATAAAAGCATTCAACTTTATGAGTATATGAAATTATTTCTGGTGGTGTTTTTCCAAAAATATAATCACACCAATTTTGGTCACTCACATCTGTATCGTATGAACCCACATCAAATCCTCCAAAGGGTCTTAAATTAAAATCAATAGAATATAAATTATCATCTACATCTTTTAAAAATTGCCAGCCAAACAGACGATTTTTAACTGATATTTTTTGAGATAATTTCAAAACGCTTTCTTCAATAATATTGAAATCTTCAGCACGAATTTTATATGGTGTGTAAGATTGAGATGGACAGTTATCTACATAAAACATTATATGATTATTAAGCCAATACCATTTCTCATCGTCTGCATAAAAATGGCATGATACTATGTATTCGATTTCTACGTTGTTTTGAAAAAACCCTGTTGCTTCTTCTCTTGGCACAATTTTAAAATTAGTCCCACCGCTTAAATCGCTTTTACAAATTACTTCATCACCGTCATTTGGAACTGTAGGTATACGAAGTTCTTTAAATATTCGGTCTTGCTCTGCTTTAGATGAAAAGAATTGCATGCTGTCGTAATTTAAAAACGTGGGTATGTTAAATCTTTCACATATTTCTTTTTCTTTTTGAAGGTACCAATCCTGTTCTTTTAAATTAATTACTAGATCTGGCTTCCAATTATTAAAAATAGAATCATCAGAGTATGACATCTCATCTAAGTTTGAATCATTATTTGAATGATATCCACTTAAATTATAAAATCGGCAATCGTGTTTATCCTTTACATAATTATATATTGGTAAAAGTTTGCGTTTGGTTCCTAAAAACAATATGTTCTTCATCATTACATTATCAACCCAAAGTTTTTAGAAATAAAGTGTATGAATTGAAGTTCTTTAAACTTTATGTTTGTTTCTAACTCATGCTTTCTTTGTTTGAAATGGCGGCTGGTTGGATCATAGGCAGCCAGCTTAGTAGTATCGTGTTTGAAATGCCATTTCTCTTGTAGGCGCATTACAGGTACATTATTGACCCTAGTCTTATATGACATTATAGTTTCATTATCGTGCCCAAATGATCTACGGATTTCCTCAGTATACATTGAGAATTCCTTAACCTCATCCATTAGATCTAACAATTCATCAATGCCGCCAAAGTAATCAAGCTGTTCCATAATCTTTCGGCTTGACATCATAATCCCAGTATTGAATACCCAATTGTCACCATCAAGATCTTCCTCTGCCAACAATGCGTGCGCATTCCAATACTTTGCTTGAGGATTACGGAAATCTTTATTATAATGTTTGAAATATAATGGATCTCTTACATTAACTCC